ATGTCAGGGTGATCGCCTGAAAATCCCATTCGCCGAGGATGAAGGCCGCACTCGCGCCCCCGGCAACGACCTCCGCCTGAACCGATGCCATGAAGCCTTCCGGCTCCGGCACACCAGCCGAGGTAACGGGCGTGACAGCGTTGCCGGGCGAGCCCTCCTCCGTCGCAGCGTCGAACGCATAAAGGTTTTCTGGCACGACGATGCCCGAAAACGAGACCCGCATGTTGCGCAGGTCGAGCGACACGGTGGAGGTGATCTCTACCACCGCATTGACCAGACCACGCGACGGATAATGCACGCGAATGAACCGGCGATAGGCGCACCCCTTCGCCTCGTGATAATCGGCGGTGATAGAGACTTTGCGGGCGTTGGCGCGGATGTAGGTGAGCTTCTGCTTTCGCTGGCAATGATTATGGCTTTGGACAGCGGCGTTGTCGAAGGTCTTGGTCCGCTCGGTCTCATCGACCTCGCCATAGGGATCGCCGTAGATCGCGGCGTCTTCCGTGGCGTAGTTGTTCGCCGTGTTGACGTAGCGCCCACGCACGGCCAGCACCGTCGAGGACTTGCGCTTGTTCTTGTCCACACGGATAGCAAAAATCGCATTCTGGTCGAGCGTGATGTCCGGCTCCACAAACTCGCCGGCATGGACCCCGATCTTGCCGTCTGCCCGCTCGAAGACGACCATCTCGCCGGCTTCGTCGAGTATCCGGCCGACTTCCACCTGATCGTTGCTCGCGCGAAACCATAGCCCGCCGTGATAGCGATACTCGGCGACCCCATTCCTGTTCAGGATGCCTTGATCACACACGTTCGCCGCGTTGATCCAGTCGGGCAGATACATACGGGAATAGCTCATCTTGCCGCCCCAAGGGCTGCAAAGATGGCGCAGGCGCATCAATGCAAGATTGTCCGAAAACTCCCAGCTATTGGGGTTGTTGGCCCGATGCGAACCGGAGCCGCCGGACACCGTCGAATCCTTGCGGGGATCGTAGAGCAGTGCACCCTCCACGATGCACGAGTGCTCCGGCATCTGGTTCGGATAGACCTCAAGGTAGTCCTCCTGCGGCACGGTCGCGCAAGACATGCGGATCGTGGCCAACCCATCGCCGCGGTGATCATTGGTCCAGATGCTCGGGAACGCAGAAACGACATCGCTATAAGCTGTTTCCACGTTGAACCCGGCCTTCCAAAGGATAAGCACCCATTGGCCGGTGCCCTGGTACGGTTTTGCAAAGTGCGCCGGCGCGGTTACCCATCCGTTATCGCCGTTGCTCAGCGTCACAGCCTCGTCGTGGAGGTAATGCGTCACGACCCGATTGATGCGGTGCCCGGCGATGACCGTAATGTGGTAGGCGGTACCGTTGGTTTCCTCCAGGAAGATATAATCGCCGCCCTTCTTGACCCTGCCGAGAACGATCGGCAGCGACGGGACATTCTGCTTGAGATTATAAGACCCATCTTCCGGCTTCGGGACGGCGGGTTTGTCTGCCTTCAGAAACGAAGATGCTAGAAAGGCCCCGCCAGCAAAGAGACCATAACCAAGCGCGGTGGCCAGTGGTCCTGCTATCGCTGTAGAGATCGTTGTCGACGAGATCAGGAAGGAAAAAATTGGCCCGGCTAGGAGTTCAGGCAAGGTATCCTCCATGCTGCAAGCTGTGCAGCGCAGACAGTGTCGAACCCACGCGCCGTCCGCACGAGCCATCGCCTGCCGTCGTGTATCGCGCCGAATTGGCGCCTGATGTTGTTTCGAGATCCAACGACGCCGATTGCACCGAGCGACGGCATAGTCACGCGCTCACCAATAAGGTCGGCGCGCGAGGCAACGAGATTGATAAGCCCGCCGTACATGTCGATGATTTCGAAGAAACCGGCTTCATCGCTGTACGTGCCGCGCATGTGCTCTGCCGGGTCGATATGACCGAGCCAAATAGCCCAATCAGCCAAAACCATGCAGCAATCCACCTTCCCCGGCGCCCACGGCTCGCGCGCGTTGGCGTCGTGGAAGGCCTTCAAGGAGGCTTCCATGACTCGACTCTTGGTTGTTTGCGTGTTTTTCTGGTGCCCTCAAACGGGAGGGACGGTCATGGAAACCGAAAAGCTTCAGCAGAAGATCGATGCGCTCGAATCTGCTTTACATGCCGTTATCGCGTCTTTCGCGATGATTAAGACGGACAGTCCTGCGGTGGCATCGCTCAAAAGCTTGTTGCGCGACGCACCCAACGGACTAGAGGACGGAGAAGCCAAGGATATGCTGAAGCGATTTTACGCTCTTCTCGACAGGCATAGTCAGAAATAGCCTCAGCGGCAACGCGAGGAATGGGGTGCTCCGGTGTGCGGTATCCCACAGCATGAGCCTTGAAGCCCCATTCTTCGTAGGTTTTCATCTCTTCATTCATGTCGTTTCTCCTTTACCAACTGGGCCAACCCAGCCTTTTGTCCCTGAGACCGGGAATGCGCTCGCAGGAGCGATCCGGCGGCGCGGAGGGGTTCAGGATGGCGGATCGCGCCCGCTGATCGACATCCGACAGCACACTCCCGCTTGTCGTCGTGCGCAGCGTGAAGGCATTCACGATGTCAATTGCAACGGTAGATGTGGAGGCCTCGTCCTGGGCTTGGTCCGCAGCGTCAAGATTATCGACCTCGCCGGTGAACTTGATTTCCGGATCGCCTACGGGCTGATCGAAATCGTCCAGTTCCTGAATTTTAATGACGACGGATGAGCCCACCACCCCGACATCATCGTCATAGTCCCAGATTTCATCGCCCGTAGCCGTGTCGATGCCGACCAGCGACAGGGGGAGGGTAAATGCCTCGCCGTTGATCGCAGCCTCGATGTTTTGCAGCGCCTCGTCCGTGAATTGTGCTGGCCGATAGATATTCCCATCGGCATCAACAAAGGGACCGCCGGAACCGTCCCAAAGATAAAGCGCCTCATCCGGAAGATAGAGGTCACAAAGGATGCGCAGCGAAGCCATCAGATCAGCCCCTTGGCGAGTTTGTACCAGTAGTCCGTGTCCTCAACGAAGGAGACGTTGATCTGCTCGAAGCGATCCGCGTTGATGGCACGCTGCATGCCGGTGTCCTCCGCAAGGTTGCAGAGGCAGGTCGGCCGGTCGAACTCCAGATCAGCCCCGGCCGGGATCGTCTCGCGCACCGTAGGCGTGATCCGTACCGTCCACACGTCGCCATCGATCGACAGGACTTCGCCGGTTTTGTATAGGGCATGCCGGTATGAAAAGCGCACCCCGGAAAGGTCTTCGGCGCCGTTGATGATGCGCATCGACATGACGGTGGCGCCGAGCGCCGTCACACCTTGCGATACCACCGAAATTGCATTCTGCTGGTATTCCGCACCGTCGCTGAAGGTCGTTTCATCGTTGTGCGGGACCTCAACAAGAGCCTCTTCGCCGCCGCTGGCATAAGGTGCGCTATCCATCGCCCACGCCGGCACCGCGACGTGGCCCGACGTGCCGCCGAGATAGGTATCAATTGCATCCCAAGCCCGCCGTTGCTGGACGGTGTGAATAGCAACGCCCGTTAGATCGATACGCCACGGCCCGAGGTCTGTTCGCGTCGATGGCTTGAGCCCGCCGAGCGTGCGGCCACCCGACCGCGTGAACGGGTTCGGGTGGGCGCGGCACTCAGAAGGCTTCAGGAGCTTATAAGGCCAGACGAGAATGCTCATTGCGACCGCCAGTCTCCGCCAGCCTTTTGCGCCTGGTATTTCGCCATCGTCGGAACCACCTGACTATTTGCAGCACTGACTAAGCCGGGGGCGGCCTGTTGGACCTTTTTTTCCGAAACGCTCTCGACAAAAGGCAGGATATTACCGTTACCGTCTGCCGAGACGCCGACAGTAATGTGGACGCCCTGCCCTCCTCCGCCGCCCTTAGTGTGATCGATGATCGTCTCGTTCGGGTGGATCATGGCAAGGAAACCACCCTTGCCGTCCATGCCGCCCGAGCGCGAACCCGACCCGGTGTTCCCTCCTCCGTCGAACGAGAAGAGCTTGAAGACCCCACCAAGGAGACCACCGAGAAGCCCCCCACCGCCGCCCTTGCCGATGCTCTGGCCGAATGGCCCTGTGC